GCACAGTACAAAAGACTGGCAGCAGTGCGAAGCCCGCAATGGGTCCAGGCTATGGCTCACCTGATCAACAGCAAGAAGTCGAACGTGTTCCGCTGGCACGATTCAGGAGATGTACAGGACCTGGAGCATTTAAATAAAATTTATGAAGTCTGCAGGTTAACACCCACGAGGCGCCACTGGATGCCAACCCGTGAAGCATGGGTCAAGGACCATCTCGACAGGGCACCTGCGAATCTGGTCATTAGATTCTCTTCACCAATGATTGACCAGGGACCAGTCAACAGCTGGGCCAACACTTCAACAGTTGTTACATCTGGGGCTACCTGTCCCAGCGCGAAGCAGGGCAACCAGTGCTTAGATTGTAGAAATTGCTGGAATCCTGAAATTAAAAATATATCATACGGCCAACACTAAAATGTTTAGATCCCCGAAATATTACAAAGCCCTCAGGGCAGAGAGAAGGAAGCAACAAGCTTCAAGCTCCAAGCAGCAAGCCTCAAGCAAACCTAAACCAGAACCTAGTTCAGGTTCTCAAGCATCAAGCGACAAGCGGAAAGCGTAGAGGCACAAGCGTCAAGCTTCAAGCCACAAGCAGCAAGCTCCCTGATCCTGGAACCACGGTACATGGACCATGAAAAAGTTTTCATGGGTAAAGGACCAAGGGCCTTTACCAAGATGAAGGTGTTGGTAGGATGTGCCACGTGAAACGCAATTTGATGTGGAGAAAATCTAATCTTTTTACTCTTTGTAACTTTTAATTCTACAGTGAAAAAGTGCCCAGAAGTATTGCAGCCCAATAGATCAGGAGTACCAAGTAAGCTAATGTTTTCAATTCTAATCCATGAAAACTCGGGGAGTTTTCTTTTAATTTCTTTATGAAATTTAGCCTCTGGGCCCATATATTTTTTGAGGGAACATTGTCGTTCATTTAAACTACGTCAGCACGTAGTTTATCCGGAATAATAATTTTTCTTTCTGTTTTTGTTTTTAAAACTAACCTGTGCGACTGATGATTCTTTGTCGCTCCAATGATTGTTTGACTATTTTCGTGGACTTCCATACGTTTAATTTCTTCTAGGAATCCATCTCTTTCCACAAAGATAACAGCATCACTCATGGCATTACCTTGACGACTTCCGTCCTTCTTAGCTTCGGTGAATTTAGATAAAAATTCCTGTAAATCTCTTACTCTCATTTGTTTTTATCTGCAAGAACTTTTTCTATTTCTTCTCTATAAGTTTTGTTATCGTGTTTCAACTCTTGAATCTGTCTCTCTTGATCAACTAGTTTAGATGTTAGTTCTTCAATAATTCTTTTATTGCCCTGCAGCTGGTTGTCCGTTTTAATCCATTCAGATTCTTTTTGTTTCCATGCCCATAGCTCTTTTTTATATTGATCAATCAACATGGTTAAATCACCTGCTCCTCTATCATCTTTATTGTCTGTCATAACTATTGACAATATAGGATAGTTACCCTAAATTGTCAACATGGGAGTTCCTAAAAGATTGACAGAAATGCAAAAGAGATTTGCCGAGTTTATGGTATTCGGTGGACCTGACGGACCAGTTTCACAAGGAGAGGCAGCGGCATTAGCTGGCTATAGCCCTAAGAGATCAAGACAAGAAGGATCAGAACTTATGAATCCTAGACTCTCACCATTAGTTGTAGCATATGTTGGTAAACTACAAGAAGAAAGATTACAAAAACATCAAGTGACTTATGCAAAACATATTTCTGAATTAGATAGAATTAAACAGGCTGCTTTGAAGAAAGGGTCTTTCTCTTCTGCTGTGAACGCTGAAATAAGTAGAGGAAAGGCAGCAGGACTATACATAGACCGAAAAGAAGTGAAGACAGGTAAGCTAGAGGATATGACAGAAGAACAACTAGAAGCAAAGATGAAGCAAATTTTAGACGACTATGCACCTCTGTTGAACATGAAGACTGTTGAAGGGGAAGCAACTGAATCTCCTAAATCTTCTGAATCTTCCTTACCCACTGTCTCGGTATCATCGTCCGATCACCAAAAGTAAAGCTACCATCATCTTCTTTGTCATAAGAAGCAAATAATTTAATAGATTTTTTATCTTTAGAATATAACCAGCCCTCGTTGATAGGTCTTGCTAGAGACATCTTATCAAACTCTTTATCATTAGCCCAACCGGAATCACTTACACAATCAATCCACTCAACCCTAACTTTAGGGAATGGTATTTCAGTAGTTCCAAATGAGGCAACAGATTTTCTTCTCTTTTTAGGCATCCCATCTTATAACCCAAAAATTCTATTCTGTATAGGTATGGTAAAAAAATCAAAAAAAGACAAAAAATGAAACGCTTCGCGCGCGGGCAATCTGAGATATTGTACACTTCTGTCGCAGGTAGTTTCCAATGTGACAGATTATAGTGTCACATGACACTTTTTATTTCCACAATTTGGCAATCATTATTGTTGTATACCAACACTTCTAAGCCAAAGTGACAGATTGACACTTTTTTCGTAGCACTTTTTTATTTTTTTTTTAAAACTTTTTCCATACATATACAGAATGTGTCGTTGGCCATATTTCCGCCACAATTGAGACAGGTTTATGCCTTATTTGAGAAGTCCTCAGGGGTCATTTTGACGTTAGCTTGCTCCTTCTCATCACGTAATATTTCGTAATATTGGTTCATTCTCTTCAACCATTCATGCTTCCAGCGTCTTAGATCGGAGTCTTGCATCTTAAATTCTTGGTAATACAAATCAGGAGTACACACCATAATAACACCCTGCCTAATCTGGCTACCATATACATAGTCATGGGCCATAGCATATGCAGCGATTTGCATATAGTAATCCTGAATCCATTCGTCTTTCTTAGGTCTATTGCTTTGCTTAAAGTCAACGATTGTTTCTAATCCATTATGAAGACAAACCAAGTCAGTAGACCCAGCATATAACCCAGGATAGTGTAGCATAACTTCTGAGCCGTAATATTCTTCAACAGGCGTAAGACCGATTTCAATAATTTTGTCGGCCATGGGACGCGCCTCTTGTCCGATCCCTGTAAGATCATCGTACCCAACTCCTTGTATATAAGATTCCAAGAATTTGTGCATGGATGTCCCCCGTTTAGAACTATGATTTTTGATTCGTTCTGCTTGTTCTTCTCCAACTTTGGCCTTCCATTTCTTTATAAAATCTTGATTTTTTGTACGCCCTAATATCGTAGTCACGCTTGGAAGTCTACTACCAACTATATCATAGACCCTGGTCCCTGATCCATGGTCCGTGATCTGTTCTCCTTGAATATATTTATATTTCTCAGACTTCTTGATCCCTTTAGCTTCCATCTTGGCCACATTATCGTGGTATTCCTTTATATCCTTATCACTCATCATATTTTTTATCGTTCATTAACAATACACGTTTAATCCATGCCCATTGACTAATGGAACTAGATTTATCTTGAATAAATTTTAATATTCTTAATTTAATTTTTTTCATAATTTTTAATGGGCCTCCTTATTCAGAAGGCCCACTACCTTAAAATCCCTCTTTTCTAATAGAGATTTTTTTATGGGCTTTTTTACCCTTAGTTACTAACTTATGGTTGTACGCTGTCACCATCGCTTCAATCCAATCTTCTTGGTTGTTACAATGATTGAACTTATTAAAGTTCTTACCCACTTGATCATAACATGTCTTGATAGAAAAATTATCTAATCTAGACACTCTTAAAAATGCAACACAGAACTTGTTAATCTTAACAAGATGTGGAACTATACTCTTCAACTTAACAAGTTGTCCAGCTTTTGTCTCTGCATCTAATAGATCATTGATTTTAAACGTACCATCTCTAAACGATGGCATTGGTCCCGCTTTACTACCAGACTCATAACTGTTCCATCCGGCTAACAGCATGACTCCAATTGCAAATGGCAATGGATAAGTATCAAAGAATCTTTTGACCTTTCGATACTCTGCACAATTAGAATGATTTTTATGACTAAAATGTTTAAGAAAGTCTTTATTTTTCCATCCTTTTTGTGAGTTATTCATTATAGCAACATCTTTACTTGAAGCTTTAATACTGATAATATAGGCAACTGGAATATCTAATTCCTCACAAGCTTTTAGCCTATGTTGTCCTTCGATCACTTCTAGTTTCTCGTTAACAACAATAGGCATTAGCTGTCCATTTTTTTTCATAGACACAACTAACAATGCTACGTGTGTTTTATCAATATCTCGGTTATCATCTAGTAAAGTAAATTTGGAGTGGTTTTTTTCATACAATACTTTAACCGCAATTTGATTCTTTACATTTTTAAAATCAATTTTACGACCTAAGATAGTAGTTAGACCACCATTATTTTTTTTACTCATGGTTTCTCCTTTCTACGCAGTTTGACTATTAGATAGCCTTTTAATTTTCCATACACCGATCCCGCGTTAAACTGTATATAGTTTTTTATTGCTTTCATGTCACCTTATATAGCTGTTTTTGTAGGATTGTCAACCCATATGCTGGATGACCATATGATGGATTTAGGCGCTGGGTCGCTGGGGGTCGTTAGAAACCGTTTCGTTCTTCTATTTCTTTAAGGATATCTTCTCTTTCCTTTTTAGCTCTTTTAGATTGTTTATAAGACTCTTTTAATTCTTCTTGTTCTTTTACAAAAGGATCTTCACCTTCCATTACTCTTTTTTTAAAAATTTCGTCCCAATTTTTTCGATACTTATCGTTGGAAACCCTTGATTTTCCATCCCATTTTCGACCTCTGTCTTTACTCATTTTTAGGCTCCGTAGGTTGTAAATTTTTTATCTCAATATTACTAGTAATATTACCCGACACAGACACTCTTTCAACATTCGATTGAAAAGGCGCTACATAATGTTTTAACCATGCAGGAAATATAAATAGATCTTTTTCTTCTGGAAAGTGAGCTTGATATGTGATAGCTTGCCGGTTTCCTTCACCATATATAAAACTAATACCACCAGGACCAGAAGATTTTCCCTTATAATTTTTATATTCTTCTTTAATCTCTTTAGGAATCTTTAAGTAAGCAACAAAAGATAATTCATCTGAATGATCGTGTGGTGGATTGAACTCATGTTGTCTTTGAAAGTTAACCCATAGTGCTTTGACTAAATATTTATTATTACTTGGCTTGTCACTGTTCCGCCACTTATCCCAAATTCTATCGTATATTTTAATGATGTCATTTAAATAAGGTATAATCTTTTTTCTATCTTTTATTTGGTATTCTTTCTGAATGATTCCAGCGAGTCTATGTTGATATAAATTTTTAACATCTTTAGCAGCTTCTGATTCCTTAATTAATATCTTATGAAAATCATCAGTCATTTTCATCTTAACTACACATGGTCCCCATGTTAATACATTGTATTGTATACTTTGTGTCTTCTTATCTGTCATTTTCTAATTTCCTTATCTCTCGCTCTAATGCAAGATCTACTACGTTCTCAGATAAATTTTTATCATATGGTTCGTAGTGGTCAATAATTTGTTCTAGTTTATGAAGTTTAACTTGAACAAAGGGCCACATCAGTTTAGCAAAAACTAAAGCGTCTCTGTATCCGCAGGCCCAACGCCATTGTTTTTTGTAGTTAGGTTTGTTTTTATATTTCTTTTCTTTACACCAGCCAAAGCCTAAAGTTTTATGCATCCATTCAACAGTATCTTTGTCAGTCATTGCTAACTCACATCTAATGTACCATTGGTTATAAACTTTATTATTTCTATCTTTACGCTTGGTAGCTTTCTTCTTACAAGTCACACATCCTTCGCCATCAAATAGTCCGGCAATATATGCAATTTCAGTTGGCTGCATTTTTATCCTTATTGATTACCCACTTTAATAAGGAAGTAGAAGGATCATATCCTTCAAAGTCTACCTTAGTGCAGCTTGATATCATTACTTGAAGTATTATCAGCATCATTATCGTCGATAATATCTTTGGATTCATATACATAAAATTCCCCTTCTGAATCGCAGTCCCAACATTGGTGAACTGTTTCTCCAAACTCTGTCCCAACTTTTAAAAAGCCATTACCTTTGCAGGTTGGACAGATATGGACCTTAACGTTTTGTTTCTTTAATTTTACCATTTAACTTTTTTGCTTTCTCATTAGCTATTTGTTCAATAGTTTTGCTAATTGATAGTTTTGCGTCCGGTAACAATACCTTCGACAAACTGATCAAAGTCTTGTATGTTTCGTGTGTTAACGAAACATTTCTATATTTAGTTATATCAGTCATGATTCCTTTCATTTATTTATAATGACAATATAGGATGTTTAATAGGTTTGTCAATATGAAAATATTATTAACTTTAATTATGTGTAGCTATACAGCAAGTACTTGTCTTCCCCCTTATGAATGGCCGGAAGAGTTTCCTGATATGTATGAGTGTATGCTAGCGGGTTATGAGCAGGGTACTGAGAAGATGTTAGAGATTGGAAGGTACGAAGTTAATAACCATCAAATCTATATTAAATTTACTTGTACTCCTTTAAAGACAACCTAGGATTGACAATATGGCCAAATTGTGTTAGAGGCTAAGGCTTCTCACCACAATTGCCTACTCTTATATTTCCCTCTTTAGAGTAGGTATGTAGCGGAGTTTCCTTATTCCATAAT